ACCGAGACCGGGCAGGATTCCGTTAAGACCAACGCTGATGGTCATGTCCTTCACGGCAGCGGCAAAGTTTCCGCTCTTGAAGAAATCAACAAGCGTCTGTCCGACGTGACCGGTAAACGCTTCTCCGATAACTGAGCCGAATCCTTTGCTTGATCCTTCCGCCAATGCGTTGCTTCTCATCGCCCCGCCGACCATTGACAGTGATCCCCCTCCCGCGAACAGGGAAGATATGCTGGCCATAGTATCGGACATCCGACCGATTACTACGCTGGCGTTCTCTGCCGAAGCAGCAAGAGTCTGCAACGATGCCTGTGTCTGGCTCTCTGCGTTGCTCTTGAGCGGTGACCCGATTGATGATCCGACAGAGCCGCCGGACATGGTTGATGACCCGCCGCTGATAGATCCGGAGGGAACATTCGGCGCAGATGCCCCACCACCGAACGACGTAGCGGATATGGTCGCAATCTGGACAGCCCCGGTTGCGGCGGCAAGTGCGGCGGCGGCCAGTGACATCGGCCAGGGTACCGTTGCCATTGCGTTCATCACGGCAGCGGCGGTACTCATAACTGCGGCGGCCATGTTAAACGCTTTGGCGGATTCAAACCCGCTGCGGCTCGATTGATCCTGTGTAGATGCCAGCGCGGTGAACATCTGGCCGGCCATGCCGGTGTACTGGGCGGCGGCGGAGAGCTGGGCCTTGAACCCATCCTCAGCTATTTTGGTTGTTTTCTGTTTGTTTGATCTTTCTTCAAGAGAAACTTTTTCATCAAGAGATGCTATTTCATTCAGATAATCTTCAAAGTCTATCTTACTGTTCCGCCACGCTTCGCCCTGTGCCTCATATTCTTTCTGTATCATCCTCAATTTTGCTTCGTGGGCATTCTCTTGGATGGCGAGGGCATTTGCAGTCTGGTCAGCAATGGAATCGAATCCGCCGGATGCATTAGTGCCGGTCATTGCCGCCGATGCTGCGGCATTTGCTTCGTCAAGCGCGTTTAACTCATTTCTGATAGCAAGTTGTTTCGCATATTCTGCCGAGTGTGCGGTTACAGCATCGGTTTCTTTTTGTTGAGCCACAAGGCGCTGACCGAACAGGCTGTCATCCTTTTTCAGCATGTCCGCATATTTGATTTCATTTTGGAGTTTGGTCGACTCCACCGTGTTGCCCTGCGCCTGCAATAATAATATTTTATTCTGTATTTCGGCCTGTTTGTCGGCCTCTCTGCCCTGCGTTCCGGTCAGCTTGATCAGATCTTGTGCAGCCTTAACTTTTGCGGCAGCCGATTCCATTTCTTTCCGGGCATTTTCTTCGGCTTTGTTGGCTGTATGGTACCCGGTAGTATCCCCGGTATAGGTGTCGTCTTGCTGGCGGGTTTTTGCCAGTAATGCTTCCTGATAGTTGGCATACTGGACAGCCAGCAGGTATTTATGCGTTAGTGATGCTTCTGTTTTTTTTTCGGATTCGAGTTGTGCTGCTTGTTGGTTGGCAATCATTTCACGGTCGCTCAGCAGTTTTTCAGCGTTGGCCTGTTTCAGGTAAGCTATTTCTGAATCGAGGTCGTGTTTCTCAGCAGCCATTTTGCGTTGCCGCATGGATTCCAGATATGCTTGATATTCCTGCTCCGACCGGCGCAACTCTTGTGCGTAGTTGCCGGAGCTGTCGTCTGGGGCCGTGTCGGGTTTTGTGGATTTGGCCTTGAGTTTCGCTTGTTTCTCCAACAGGTCGGCATTCCCCCTAGCAATAGCCAAACCATTTGCTAAATCCATGTTGATTTTATTTAATTTGCTCTGTAATGCGTCGAGTTTGTCAAGATCGTAATAATCACCGCCCTGCATTGCTAAACCGATTGCCAAGATTTGGGCCGATAGCGTCACCTCCTCTTTTTTAAGTCGGTTCATTTCTTCTTGGTGTGCTGCCGCCTTTGATTCTGCCTTCTGTTTTTCTGAAAGGCCATGCAATCTTATTTGTTCTCGTATTTCTACATTTTGGGCGGCTAATTTGTCAAAGTATGACCCCCCCGCCTTGTCCTGTTTTTCTAATGCATCACCCGCCGCTTTCATATACCCGATCCATGCGAACGTAGCAGTAGACAGCAGGGATGCAATGGCACCAATGGGGTTTGCGCTCATTGCAGCGGTCATAGTCACGAAAGCCGCCCCTACGCTTTCCACTGCCGTTGCAAACAGGGTGAAATTCGTTATTATACTGGCCAAGGCCATCCCGGCCAAAGCGCCAGCGACGGTTGATGCTGCAATGGTCACGTCATCAAAGTTTTTACTGAGCCACTTCAGCGCATTGGTAAGACCTGATACCGCCTCAAACAAAACGCCCTGGCTGATACTCCCGACCTGAACCGCTAAATCCTGGAAATATCTCGGCAATGAAGTAAGTTGCTTACCGACCGTACCCATTGCCGCTTCATACGCCCCGGCAATACCCGCCCCGGCGCGGATAACTTCATTGACTCGTATCTGTGCTTTCTCCGTCTCGGTCAGGTCTTTTGTGGTCTTGTTGGCGGCATGTGCCGCTTTCAAATATGCTTCTTCAAAGTTGGTCATCAAGCCGAGGTGGTGGAGGATGATAGTCTGACCTGTTGCAAGGCCGGTCATCATACGCTGGAATGCTTCGGATGAATTGACGTTGCCAACGACAGCGGCGTCCTGTGCGATGCGTGCAAGTTTGGAAGAATTGGCGAAATCGATTTGAGCCTGTCCCATGAGAGCAAGCGATTGACGGGCTGATATTGCAGATATACCGGTGGCCTGTAATGCGGATTGGAACCCAGCCATCTGTGAATTGGTATACCCGCCAGTTTTGCCGATGGTGGTCATAACCACGCCAAGCGTTTCATATCGTGCGGCCAGCAGTGTTGCTTCCTTGGCCATGTCCATCAGTTTGACCAGGCCAAGCGCAGCAGCGGTCTGCATAGCCAGCTTTTCGAGCGAGCCCAGGGAGTAACCGAGTCTGTCGAGCCCTTGTGCCAACGCCCCGGACTGCTCTTCAGCCTGTCTACCCGTGCGTGTAAGGTTCTGAAGACCGGCGACAGCTTGTTCAAGCCCGTTTACTCTGACTTCCAGCCCCAGCGTTGCGATGTCTGTAGCTGCCATGCTGCCCCCTTTCTACTTGGTCTTCGGCTTTTCCTGGCTGTCGTGGAAGTTACTCAGATAAGCGCCATCAATCCCCATTATCGCCTGCAGTTCCCACTCTCGTAACTGGATCCGATTCAGCGCCGCCCATGCTGCTATCTGGGGCCATGCCAAAGGGTTGATGCTCATGCCGCATTGTCTGCCGGCTGCCAGCTGGTAGTACCAGGCCCATATATGCTGAGCGCATTCGGGTAAATCGGGTGTGTCAAGTTCTTCCGGCAAAACCCCGGTTGCGTAGTAGAACTGTTCTGCCGAGGTGCGGCGCGTGATATCCGCACCCGGCAGTTTGTTGTCCAGATAAAATTGACTCTTCGCAAACGCTACGCAGTCGGCGACAAGTCCTTGATAAAATTTGAGGTGCAGTCCATGGCCGCAACCGCTTGAGTGTAGATCCAGCCCCACTTGTCGCAAGCGTCCCGCACATCGGTAACCGCGATGCCTTTGAAGCTCAGATTGTCGATTGACTTGATCAACGAGATATTGCGGTCGCGTTCGAAGCGGTCAAACGCTGACTGTTTCTGTTCGCTTGATGCGCCTTTGTTGCGGCTCATGTAGTCGGTCATCCTGGCGCGCATTTTGGTCGTGGCTGCCTTGAATTGGGCGCTGTCTGTGCCGTAAATTGTGATTGATGCTTTGAGCGTGTCGCCGTTCACCGGGTGCTGCAGGTTGATGGTTGCCTCGTCAGTCTGCTCAAACTCGTCCAGGTCAAATGCTGTTGCTTCCGTTGCCATGTGCGGTGTTTCCTTTCTTTTGCTGCGGTATCCCAAACGCTTCGGCAGCGTAGTGGTTCAAGTGGCCGGGATGGTGCGCTTGTATCAGAGGCGTTCCCGGCGCTGTTTCGGGTTAATTACGGTGTGCGGGTTATCATCAGAGAAGATGCGTCAGTGGGATCATAGAGTGCCTGGAACGCCATTGTCTGTGTCAACTCGTTCTCTCCGGAGTCGGTAGAAGAGCTAGTGTATTTAACGTTGGACATGTCGAACTGGTACATTTTTGACGTTGCCCCCAGTGTGAAGGAGATGTCGGTTGCGGTACCGTTCAAAAACTTGTACTTGAGTTTGTTGCTGACAAAGCGCAGCACGATGGAACCGGTAATGTTGACGGTTAACAACGACACCTGCTGCGCGGTTGCGTCAAACAGTACGTTGGAAACACTGGCCGATTGATCGAGTTTGAAATCAATGCCAGTGACGATTGCCAATGTTGCCCCGCCTTCGGTCAATACACCGGTGAACGAATCGAATACAGGGTTGCTGTTGGGCGCCGATGGTGTGCCGATGGTTTTAGCCAGGGACACTCCGGTTTTGGCGGTGTCGGTGACAAACGTTGCGGTTGATGCGGTCAACACAGTGGCCGATAGTCCGGATATGGTGGTGGTGATATTGTTGGCCGTGTTTGATGCGCCCTTGATGATGATCACGTCCCCGATTGCGAAACCGTCGGTGATGTATGATCCGGCAGAGCGGGTCAGGGTTTTACCGACGCTGTCGAATGCAACAGTCTGGACGCCGTCTGCAATCATCTGCGTGCAAAGCTGGTCTTTGAACACGAAGTCAAACGAGCCGGTTACAGCGGTGTTCGGTTTGACCGACAGTGACATACCGGTGATAACTGTGCCGATGTTGAATTCAGACAGGTTGATGTCCGGCCAGCTCTGTTCAAACGCAAAGGAGCGCTTGACACTGCCGACTTTCAGAACGTTGGTTGTCCATGTGCCGCCCATGGCCGCTTCAAGGAAATCATCGAATGATCCGTAAGAGAGTTCGAACGGGATGGATCCGGAACCATCGCGGTTGCCATAGGTCAGGCCCATGGTCTGGCGGTACGTGTTCATTTCTTTGGATGTGAATGCTGAACGCTTCAGTTCGAATTTGGAACCGGATAACGCTCTGATGGTTTTCATGCTGGGTGATGCGGGCAAAACCCCGAATGATGCTTCTGCTGTGTACGCGAGACTGGAGTTCGCGCCTACTGCTCCGAGTGCGGCTGTCATGTTAATGCTCCTTCGCGTCCTCTCGACGCTGTGTAAAGTGTCCCCGCTGTCTCGCGACGCTGGTTTATTCGACTACTTCCCAAAGTCCTGAATCAAGATAATCCTGCACGTTTGCAGTGAGTACATGGTTGATCCTTCTGTCTAAACGTCTGATCATGGTGACGGTGCCGACCGGTACCGGTCCGTTTTCTGCTTCGTCTTCTACATATTCTATTCCGTCATGTCCGCTCATGGTTGCTCCTTTAGTTGGCGGCAAGCGCCGTGTATTGCACTGTTATCGGTACGTGTACCCAATCCGTTTCCTGCATTGCAGGGCCGGGATATGCTTTTTTGATGTTTACCAGGACCGGCGCATAGTAGAGTGTGGTCCCCCGTTTGAAGTGGTCACAAAGATTGCCCACGAGTGTGTTGAGTGCTGATATCCCTGTCCCTGTCGGTGCGAATACCGATATCTGATAGATGCCTGTGTGTCGATTAAGCCCGTTTACGCCGATTTCAGCCTGAGTCGGTTCGCCTGGCAGCAACACCGGTTGCAGGTATGGCGCTCCGGTGGCCGGCGTGAATGGTACGTTTTCCCATGCTACGTTTGGCAGACCGGCAAAAGCCTGCAGCTTGGTTGCAAAGGCGCTGCGTATGGCTGAGTATGGGGCGCTCATTTAATTGATCTCATTGCAAATAAACCTTTTCCCCGTTATACTAATCTGTAAATCAGCTAATAAATAACGGAGGCGAAAATAATGGCTAAAATTATCCGGCTGTCAGATGTTTTCAGGCATATCGAAACGCCTGGTAAATCAAGGTTCAATTTCAATTCTGTTTTAGCTATCCCGTTCCGCGTCCTTTTGGCTGTTTTGTTGCCGCTGGTTACAGTAGGGCTGTCTTGTTGTGGTTTGTTATCAGCGCTTATCGAACGTATAACGGGTGTATTCCCTGTCGATTTCAAAGCTACCATTAAATCTGCCCGCCAGTAGCTATCCCGCCCATTTCGGTGAGGGTCAACCGGACCATCCCCGAAGGCGCCTGCTTGCTGTGGCCGTACTCAAGCGGGAGACTGTATGGCAGATTATTCACAAGTGATATGTTGATTCTGGCTTTCCATCCGTTCACAACCTGCATAGCTTTTGCCATAGAACCGGAACCGGATTTATCGAACGCATTAACGTCATATCCGGCATACGGTGTGCCTACCGAACAACCCCAGTTTGCGCGGAACCTGCCGGTGTCCACCGGGCTTTTAAGTATGACCCCCTTGAACGCTTCCATCGCTATCTTCTGGCAGACATTGACAAGCTGCCGCTCTGTTTTAATCTGGAACGAGTCCAGCGCTATGGTGAATGAACCGAGTGCCATTTATTTTCTTGCCTGTATCGTGTACATGAGCGCTTCACCTCGTGGACAGAGCGTGTCAACCGATATCGCTATCCAGTCCACGCCCATGATGGTTATGACATCTGCCGGTAGCGGTTCTACTACCCCGGCGCCGATTATTACCTTTTTGTCACCCGAAAGAACCATGCTGTTTGCATCATTGAAGCTGTTGCCCATGTTGAAGCGACCGTAGTTGCCGGTTATGCCGTAGACAGTCCATGTCTGTTCAATGGCTGTGTCTACCGATCCGGTTATCGGATCGTACGCCCCTGGTGTGGTGCGGGTCAGCGTCATGGCGAAGCCGGATGATTTCAGCGTTTTGGCTACGTCTGATGCGTTCACTTCTTTTTACCGCCACCACCACATTTCTTCGTTGCCATGATGGTTATCCCCGTACCAGGTCGATGCTGCCGGCTGGCTTCAGATAGTCGGACAGGAGCTGATCGACTATCTGATATTCAAGCTGCCCCGCTTTTGCGCCAGGCGTGTATTCGTATTCGTTTTCAATCACGTCTATTTTGCTGCGAGTACGACGGACGGATGCTGTCAGGTCTGCGGCAAGATCACCCGACAATGCCCGGAGTGCCAGTTCGCATTGTGCCTCTTTGAGTCGTTGCGGGATGGCGTTGGATGGTAGATAGCTGGCGTATTCGTGGCCAGGAACAAGGCCTGGCGCTGCGCCAACAAACGGAACGTATAACCTCGGCCATTCCATTGTCTGGGTAATTGGTTGTACACGGTACCCCATCCAGCGGCCGCGGTAATGACCGTCCAGATATCGTGCCGCTTTACGCAGTGCCGCTTCTTTCACAGCATCGGCGCCGATCCATGTTGTGTTGCTGTTTTTGGCGTGGTACGTATCAGCTTCAGACACGCTACAGTATGATTCTGCACCGGCAACAATTGCCCCTGTTTCGCAAATGAGCGCCATTATTCTGTTACCTTCCATCCGAGATTAAGCCAGCTTTGCAGCTGATCCGGATGCACCCGGATATAAAACCCGTTGCCGTTATTCATCGGTATCAGCCCGTCAGGCTGATCTTCCGTTACGATAGTGTTGTTTTTTGGCCGTACCATTATGACACCTCAAAAGAGTTGGGGGAGAGGCTGTGAACCTCTCCCCGGTGTTGGGTTAACCGAGCAGAATAGCGCAATGTTCGGGTTTGATCATCTTAACACCCCAGCAAGCACTGATTTCGTACTGCATCTGGCGATACTGCGGGTAGAGCGCAATTTCGAACGACAGTCCGCTGCGCGGATCGGTAATGGTTACGCGGTCAACGGCCAAATCGCCTTCTTCCGGCAAGGCGGGCATACGGGTTGCCAACAGTATTGCGGTACGCTCGAAAGCCAGGTTGCGGGTGGACGCGGCGATAATGGTAACCGCCTCGTTACCGGCCAGTGCGACACGAAGCCCAGGTGCCCCGATCACGATTGTCCCGGCAGCAGCACAACCGGTGGTTACGACGTAACTGTTGGCGGTGTCAGTTCCGAACTGGATTACATCCCCGGCGAGAATCGTCCCGGTCCCGGTTTTTACTGTGATGGTGGTTGCCCCGACAGCATGAGCGCCATTGGCGGCATAGGTGCCGGTGTTGTTGCCGACACTGGCTACAGTGACAACTTTGCCAGACTCACGAAGCTTGAAGCCGTGGATATCAAGCAGAGTGCCCTGTGACCGCATGTCAGCAGTACCGGCCTCGTTGGCTTTAGTCAGCTGTGCCAGAGTGCGCAGTTTCGCACCTGCCGTGGAATCGATCACAAGCGACATATCGGCCAGCGGAGCGCCGTTGTCGGTCAGGATCTTGCGAACGTTGGCAGGATCGGCCAGAGTGGACGCGAACGGAGCGGTCCCGGCTGTTCCGTAAGCACGGGATGCATAGGCATGCAGCCCGGCCAGGTCAGCTTCCATTTCATTGGTCAGCGTGCGGACCGCCTGTGCAAGTTGTGCCTGTTTGACGTTGAGCTGACCAGGTCCGTTATTGTTGAGTGCCAGCGTCTGCTCGCCGTTCCATCGCAGCGGTACTCTTCGTGCTTTTGTGATTTGAGCAGTCACATATCCGATAGTCTGGTCGCCATCGTTGGGCGGAGTCACGCCAGGTGTAATATCGCTGGCGGTAGATGCCGGAGCGACGAAGGATGTAACGTTTTGGCCGACAGCGGCACGATTGACAGAGGCGTCAACAGTGACTGAAGGGATGAACCCCACCTGCTCGCGGGATACGACATCGAGTGCCACGTAGAGGTCTGCGATCAGACCGGTGATAGTATTAGCCATGGTAATTTCTCCTTAGCGCCTCCCGGCGCATGTTTAGTCGATGATCTCAGTTTTGCGCGCAATGGCTATTTCCGATTGCTGCGCTGGTGTCAGTTTCTCAAACTCGGCGCGGGATATGGTCTTTGCCCCGCTGTTGTTGCCGCCTGTGTTGCTCTGTTGTGATCCGCTGCCGGACTGTCCGGAGCCCTTCAGGTACCTGTCTTTATATTGATAGCCGCCGAATATGGTACTGATCGCCTCTTCAAAGTCCGCTGTTTCTCCCGTTTTAGTGGTTGAGTAGATCGGGTTGCCGCTGGCGTCGTGGGCGACCACTTTGCCGTTTTCCTCCATTTTGAAGTATCTCCCGAACATCGCTTCGGCAGCGTCCGGCGTCATGAAGGTCTTTTCGTTGATAAAGCGGCTTGCGGCAAACTGCTTTGATACCTTTTCGGTGTAGAGCGCGTTCTTGTATGCATCTGCGGCTTTTTCCTGTTCTGCATACTTGTCCTGCCAAGGTTTCACACTGTTTTCGATCAGCTTTTTGATGCTGTCATCGTCCATCACCTTCTTACCGTCCATGCTCTGTGCAAACTGCAGGGCTTTTTTGGCGGCGTCAGGATCTTCAATCCCCGTGAACGATTCCAGCTTCTTTTCCGCTTCTTTCAGCTTGGTACGGGATTCAGCGGCTTCACGCTTGGCAGATGCTGCTGATACGATGCTGGCCTTTGCGTCAAACGCGACTTCTGATCCATCATCTCCAATCCATACGGGGTTACCATCCTGCACAACCATGCTACCTTTATCATCGATCTTCCATGCCATTTGATACCTTCCTTCCGGTGACAACCTTTTATATTTGGCTGCTTGTTGGTGATGTGCGCGACCATTATTCTACGGTGGCACTATTCCACAGGTGGATGTGTCATTTATACCGGCAAATGCGACAATTTTATGAGGGGGAGTTTTTAGGAGGATATTATCCGTATTGACATTTTGTGGTTTTCGGCTATAGAAATATTGTCATGACAACCGCTGATTTCCTGACAACATTAAATATTCTGGTCGCTTTTCTTGGTGTGCTGTTCGTCGCTCTGACAGTATATGAATTCTTTTCACTCCGGCAGCTGCGGAATGATTTCAGACAGTTCAGGGAGGATCTTGCATCCGAACATTACCGACACCAGCAGGCTTCACACAAGGTCATCGCCTCGTATGGCGTTGCCGACTATGAAATGAAGATTGCTCTGTTAAAGCAGGCGATACAGATTGATGCTTCTGTGTTTAACGGTTACAACTCGCTCGGCTACGCTTATATTGGTCACGGTGATTTCTTGAAAGCAGCCGATGCTTTTAAGAGCGCCATACAATTGCATCCTTACGATAAGGCCGGCTACTGTGATCTTGCCTACGCTTATTCCAAACTTGGAGATAATGCGCTGCGTGATGAATATCTGGCTAAAGCGGTGGAGATTGACCCCACTGCTGAATCCGATATTGCGAATGATGCAAGATTTAACCTTCATACAAAATAGTTGACAACCGCGACCGGCGCTGGCCGAGTCGTTGGATATTTTGTTGGAGCGGCATGATCACATAGCCACGTCTGCAAGACTGTATGATTTGAAAGAGACAAGCGTTAAATTGTAGGATGAACGGACCCTCTGGAGACGGAGGGGCTTTATATTGTAACCAGAGCCTTTGTTACACCTTCGGCGATGGCTTTGATGATACCGAATGACAAATCAAGGCCTTTTTCTCTGGCAGTCTTTGTAATGCGGTTCCATGAGGTATCACTACGGATGGTATCGAGAAACTCGTGGCCTTCCCATGTGAGTGTCCGTCCATAGCAGTAAAGCGGCTCGTTCAGAGTCGCATTGCACGAACCGTCAATCATGCCGGATTGCATCAATAGTCGGATGTGGTAGGATACTGTTTCAGAGTCGTAGCCGGTTACAGCATCAGGGCGCAACATGGCGCGAGTGGATTCTAGAGCTTCCAGTTTGATGAGAATGGTTTTGATTAGCTGCCAGTCGCGAGTCATGACTTTATCGGCTCAAATTGTATGCCGTTGTCACCAGGGTATGGCTCGTGGTGGTCATGCCTGTAAAGTATTATGTCTTCCGGTATGCCTAAAGGGAAAGCATCACAAGACCATTTGTCTGGTATAAGTTCAATCTGATGTTTACAATCAATGCACAATGGAGTTCTGAAACATTCATGGCTTAAAGTCAGTGTATTCATAACTTCACTCCTGTAAACTCTTCAATTATTTCACTTGCTGTTTTATTCATATTTAGCAGTGTTACTCCATCAATATTGCCGTCTTTTATGTGTTTAGCAAAACTTTCTGCAATCCCCTCGGCTCCGTCTTTTGCCCCGTATCTTGACAACCCATTGCTTTTGAAAAACGTATATTCTAACCTTTGATTTTTTCTCATAGCTTCCTGCATTGTAATACCCTGAGATATTTTTACATGAGCTAATTCGTGTGCTACGACTTGTTTCAACTCTGTTGGTACCCACGTACCTTTGGCTGCGACCTCTGAAATTTTTGCGTTCACTAACTCTAATGTTTGATTTTCAAATATAGCGAGATTAATTATTAGATGGTTCCTTGTTATGTCGTCAGGTTTACCCATTGCTGATGCTTCCATCCAAAATTTTTCTCTACCATATTTATCCCTTACCGTCTTCGTGCTGATGCTGTCAAGATGCACAGCCCCGTATTTGTCCTTAAATTCTTGGATTGCTGAATTTATCTCATCTGCTACTTCAGGATGCAGTTTGCGATAACTTGCAAGGCTTAATCCAAATTCTTGTTTCGCCTGCAGTTCTGCCGCCTTGATGTCGTTTAATTTTGGGAATGATGATATTGTTGAACTTGCTGTTTTTTCACCGACACCCTTCAACTCATCCAGTGTTATCATCTTGCCGCTTGCATCGGTGTACTTGTCAAGTTTAATCTTGCCATCCCGGAACAACTGCCCCCGCGCCTTGCCAAGTATTTCATCTTGGACCTTTGCCGGTTGACCCTTCAGCCAATCAGGATAAATCATGTCCGCACGTACCAGCCCGCCCGCGCTAGCCTTGGTGCCAACATCAAACTCTTTCATCCCTTTGAAACCCAACTCTTCCCAAGTCTTTATTGCTGGCCCGGCGATGCATCGGCAATTCAGGTGCCTGATCGGAAGCGGACCATCACCAAGCGGAAATGTCTTACCATAATTCATGGCGCAGACGCTGCACATCCGGCTGTCAAGCGTTCCGATGTACACCCACCCTTTCAGTACGTCGCTGTTGGCCTCGAACGTGGCCATGTTCGCCAGGTTGCCGGTGCTGATTACTGTGCTGCGGACTACAGCGGCAGCATCGCGCCTGCTGATCTCCAGCACACCGTCTTTATACCTGTTGGCCCTGGTACCGCGTAGCCGCCTGATCATCTGATCTACGGTTTCACCTTCTACCATGCCCAGCCTGAGAGCACCTCGGATGTTTTCTTCTTTGCCGGCAGCCAGTTTGCTGAAGATCTCTTCCAGCAGCAGTTTCTTGTCCGGCCCGACGCTGATCGGCGTGCTCGATACGATAGCCGCCAGCTGTTCGGCGGTCATTGCCACTGGTGACCACGAAACGGGCAGCTGGCTGGCCAGCATGCCGGTTGCCACTTCGCTTGAGTGCTGCGCAAACGCCTGCATCTCTGCCGACAGCCGCTTGTTGGCTTCGTCGTAAGCGTCAGCGTTCATCGCTTTTATTTCTTTAAGCAGTGCTTTTAAACGAGCTGATGTGAAGTTGTCTTTTTCGCCATAAGCGGCGATTTTGGAGAGAATATCGGCGTCGGCTTTGTTCAGCAGGTTGACAATATCGTGGATCTGCTGGTCGGAATAGCGTCCGATGGCAATATTGTGATGGATGATATCATTAAACAGCGCTTTGTCTATTTCGGTTGGCATGATTCCCTACCGTCATCACGACGGAATTATGCGGTTTATTTCGGAGTGAAGTACCCCATTTCCGCTTCACATTTGGTGCAGATTACAACGTTATCGCTCCTGATCCAATATTCGAAGCAGATGCAGTCATGCCCCAGCCATTGAAACGGTTTTCTGATCGGTACCACCTTCGGGTTATCCGGCTTCCGGTGGAACACGAGCGGTTGTCGCTCTGTTGCACCGAACATTTCACGCCATATTTTTTCGTCCATGCGTTGAGCATACCACATTACCCCGATATTGCAATAGTGAGCGCAAGCGGGTCGCGGGCGGAAACGGACAGGGCGAGCGGGTCGCGGGCGATTACTCGTATGGACTGGATGGCAATCAGCTTGCCCTTGATCGTGTCCAGCACGGTTGTACTGCCTGTGGAGAATGCGACGAGCTGCTCAAGGTAGATAGCCAGGGCGGTTACACTGGCTCCGGACTGCGCTAGATCGGTAACATTCTCAACCATCGTCTGCAGATCCATCACCGACGTCGCTGCTGTGATAGCGCAGGACAGGTTATCGGTCAGAATTGCCAGGTCGGTAACGGTTGTGGTTGCGCTGATGGTATCCACCAGCGCTTCAACCATCTGGCGGGTATCTGTTGCCGATATTCCGGCGCTGATCAGGTCGGTGGCCGCCTCAATCATGGCCAGGACCTTATTGCCGGTGATGGCGCAATCAAAGTCGGCAGCCAGTGTGCCTGCCAGATCTCTCAGTTGCCCGGCGGCCGTGTACCCGCTGAAGTCAAACGCGGCCCCGGTGGAGTCGGTTACCGTGAACTCGCGCTGGAAGGTCGCGCCCTGCTCGATGATATGATGTTCTGGTTAAGTGCCGGCATTGTCGCCACCTCCTGCCATCGGCTTTTGCTGCTGCATATCTGCGAGAGATGGGCCTTCAGACGACAGCTCTTCTGCGTTGATATCCAGGTCGAAATCTTCGTCTAGCTCGCCACGCCAGATAAGCGCCTTGAGATAATTATCCCGGCTGAGATCTCCAAGAGCACGCGCCTTGTCCAGTGACTGCAGCCCTTGAGCCGTCCCTTTTGATTCTCCGAATTCCTGGCAGACATCGACTTCCCCGCCCTGATCGGCGCCTTTGCCCATCATCTCGGCGAACGCCATCAGCAGTTGTTCGAGGCTATCTTTGATCCCGCCAGCAATCGCTTTCAGCCCTGCGTTTGTTTCGTTGCTGTCGATTGCCGCAGCGGTGGCTGTAACCTGCCCTCCGCGCTCTACCCTCAATGTAGCCGATGCGGTTTCGATGGCTTTCTCGATTGATTCAAGATCTAACCGGCCCATTTCCACGCCTTTGCCGGTCGGTTCGACAAATGAGAACTTGGCTTCAGGGTTAGGACTGCGCAGAAGCTTCGAAGGTCCGATTAATACTGTGGACTCTTCCGTGATACCAATAGCCGAAAGCATAGCGAAGCGCTGAAAGGACAATGCGTTGATCTGCTCACTCATCGAGCGCCAGTGCCGGAGATTGAGTTCTGCAATAGCCTGGTTCGGTGGCAAACCCTGCATAAATCCGGTGCGGTTTGTGTAGATCGGTATCAGGTAGATCGCTTTAAACGCCGTCTTGCCCTCTTCGATCTTAACCCACTGATCGGAAACCCCGGACGCGTTGTTGTTCTCAATTTCCTGCCAGAGTTCGTACCAGATAGATCCATCTGGTTCTCTGCGCAGTACCCGCACCTGTTCGACTTCGTTGTATGACCAGCCATCACCAGGCTGCATCGTGCATTCCTTGACCCGGATGCGCGTGATTGTCTCAACTCCGCCGATCTGCTCGGCCAGCACTTCCAGCAGACAGCAGGCTTTGACATGGACAGCATACGGCCTGGCGCCAAGATTCTTCTCATCAGCCAGGGTCAGCACCCCGTCAACCTTCGGATAATCCGCCAGGATGTAGCTGATTCCGTCAACGAACGCCGCTTTGCACACGTCCATGGCGAATGAGTCGAGCCCGCACCCTTGCCGGTCGATGTTTTCACAGAGACTGATTATTTCAGGTGGCACGTTGTCGCAGAGCGTTATCGGTTTCGAAAAGATCTTGCCGACTTGTTTGTCTACGGCTTGAGATAGGAAGTTTGTCAGGATGTTAGATCCGAGGCGAGCTTTATAGTTGGCGTCGGACTCGCCCAGATGCTGAGGTAGCCAGCGCTTGCCGGCAGATATCATGCCCGATGTCCCAGAAATGATATCCCGGCAGAGTTGCCGTTTTTCTTCGGCACATGCTACGGTCGGTGATGGTGTTTCTACTGTCGCCTGCTGCATATGTTTTCCCCTGTCATCACGACGGTGGATGGTTTTTGTTATTGGAACATGTCCGTTGTTGTTGCGGTGCGCCTGACAAGCGGGTATTCGTAATGTACAAGATAACTCAGTGCGTCGGGTAAATGATCGAGTCCCAGCCCCTTGTCAGGCTGTGACGTATCCGCTTTGTATGTCAATCCGTCCAGGCACTTGATAAGCTGCTTGCATTTCGGATGTATCAGCAATCGCCTGTCACCGTATGCATTCTTCAGCATGGCGTTGACTTCGTTATTCCGATCTACAACCAGAGGTGCGCTGTTCGGCGCCAGCACGATAAAACCATGAGATGCCAGAATGCTGAAATCCGTCTGCCCTACCGGAGCGCTGGTCTTCCGCGCCTTACCTGATGGATCCGGATAGACTTTTACCCTCCGTTTCGGGTACCTGGTCATGATCGACTCAGACAGCAGCTCTGTATTGCCATTCTGGATCGTAATCTCATCGATGATGTGTAGCTGGTTCCCGGCTTTAACCCCAACCACCGCGCTCATCGGGTTGATGTTGAAATCCATGCCGACAAGCAACTCCGCCCCGGTATCCTGGACATCAGCCGACACGTTCAGCAGCCTGTCAAACTCGTAGTAAACACGACCTGTCAGGCTGGAAAAGCACGCTTCATATTCCTGTTGGAACGTTCTGGAATCAAGATCAAGCCGTGCCGCTTCCAATTCTTCCGGGGGGACATTGCCGCCATCTGCTGTGGTAAACTGCCACGCTTTCCATCCGGGCTTGTTGTCAGCCTCTATCCAAAGGTCATAGAGGTGGTTGTAACCGGCCGGAGTCCCGATGAACATCGCAGTCCCTTGTTTATCGGACAGGGCTGGTCGTAACACCTCAGTCCATACCTCAGCCGCCATGTCAGCGTATTCGTCAAGCACAAGGGCATCCAGGCCCACTCCTCGCAATGAATCGTAATTGTCAGCACCCCGCAATGAGATCGTTGACCCATTGCGGAATGTCATGCTCAAATCTGTTTCGTTCTTCCCGACGATATGGTCGGCCGGCGCCATCTTCTGCAGCATCGACCAGGATATCTGTTTTGCCTGTCTGTATGTCGGAGCTGTGTACCAGCAAATAGCATTCGGCTTCAGGCTGGCTTTGTAGAGCAATGTACAGAGCGCCAACACGGTTTTACCAAAGCGCCGTCCGGCAACCACGACCTTGAACCGGCTGTCGTCACGGAAGATCCTGCTTTGTGCTTTAGTCAGCGTCATTTGCAAGGACGACCACCATCGGCTCAAGCATTGATACGCTCACGTTCATGTCTTTCGGCAGAGTTTTGGCCATAATCTTGTAAAACTCAACCGGGTTTTTCTTGCCGAACGTGACCAAACCTTCAATTCCGCCAAGTTCCTGATACGCCTTTCGCAGATCAGTCAGGAAGTCAACAGTCAGCGCATGCCGCTTGGCCGCCTTTGCTTTCCCGCCAGCAGCTGCGTGTTGTCCGATATTTGGGTTAGCCATAAAGCACCTAAAGTATTTGCTTTTTAATTTTATGGTTTTTCATGCTGCCACTATTCCACAGATCAATGTGTCATTTCTATGCTCAAATGCGACATTTTACACGTTGGCTGATATGATACTGGACGATGATCCGGTGCAGCTGGCTGCGGCTGATGTGGTATTCCCGGCATAAAACAGACCGGGACTCTCCGGCAAAGAACCGCCCCAGCATCTCATCCCTCAGATTACCGTACCGCATGCGGGACTTTGGGAAGTACAGCCCACGTCCCGAAAAGTTATCAATGATGTTGTTTGCAATTGTTTTGTGATGCTCGTCAGGCACGTCCTGACAGATAGTTTTGATCACCTCGTCTGCCGACTCAAAACGCATTGTGATTACGTTCATATCACCTCCATCCTATCGGGTTCCGTTCCGGCACAGACATTTCAATATAGCCATCCCTGTCAATCCGTTCGCTCGAGCGTTCAATTTCTTCCTTGAGCCCTTCGCCCTGTGTCTCTTCATCGGAGAGCCGTTCCAGTTGTGCGAACAGATGATTGTTCAAATCGATCAATTTATTTTTCAAAGTTTCCTCCTTGTCTTTTTTGTATAATTTTTGGTTCAGCCAGATGCGTTTCTCATTGTGTTATTTTTGCAACAGCAGTCACCGGCAAAGTTGGAGGAACTTTGGTACTCCCCTAAAGGGGAGAGTACCAAAAGTTCCGCTACCGGAACTTCCGGTACTATGCGGAACTTTTACACTTAAGTACCGCAGTACCGCATGCGGAACTAGTTCCGGAACCGGAACTTTTATAAAAGTACCGCACATCAAAACTTGTTAAACATCAATGCGTTAGTTATATGCTCTTTTAGCGTTGCGGAACTGATCACTATGAAGTCACAGTCTTTAACCACTGATCCATCGTCGAACATGCTGTTGAGCACAATTTTGAACGCTTTGCGTTGGCCGCGCTCTGAAATACCCGGATATCTGCTATAAAAAGCGTCTCTCCAGGTATTAAACGTGCATCTGTCAGTACTGATTTTGTCGTTTCTGATAGCTTCAATAAGTGAAGATTTGGCAGCACTCTGTGAGGCCGTCTCCCTCTTCTCTTTTACAACGCTCAGATCGTACATCACCACGCAGCTGTTTTCCCGCTTGCCTTCCCCATACGATACTTTATCAAGACTGAACCTGATTGGCGCATGCGGTTCCATATCCTTGGTTTTTGTCCACTCAATCATGCCACCATTCAACATGATTTCCACATCAAGTACACCCTTGATAGCCGACGATCCACGAGCACGTTTTGAATCACCATGCCCAGAGTGGTGAACCACTACAACCGCACAATTGTAAAGAGACTGCAAGCGATCGCATTCGTTAAAAAAAAGATTTGTATCCTTGGCACTGTTCTCATCAGCATTACCTGGTAACGCCCGAGCCATAGTATCTATGATAATCATTTTAGGCTTTCCGACATTATCAGCCCAACTATCAATACAGTGAACCATCTCCATCATTTCTTCCGGCTCAAAACTCATTCTCAATTGAGACACCATAAACCTGCCTGACGGTACCTGGTATCCATGATGCTTTTCCCATGCCTTTTTCCTGCGTGGTATACCGTGACGACCTTCGCCGCAAATGTAAAAAACAGGCCCAGACTGTGTGGTTTTATTCAGCCATTTTTGTCCGGACGCAACATGCAAAGCCATGTCGATCACAAAAAAACTTTTACCGGTGCCGGATCCTCCGAACACCATAGCTGTGCATGGAGTTTCCATAACTCCATCAATAAGAAATTCCGGTTCTAAATTCTGCATATCGTTCACATCTACAAACAACTGCTTGACCTTCGTCACTAACAGCGACTTAACTGCTTTAGCACCATGAATCAGAGCATAGTCGTTCCAATCGCCTTTTTGCCCCGCTGGAAACGGTGGAGCGATAACCGTACCTCTGCCCACATGTGCAACAGCAGCATTGGCAGCCTTAACCCCTGGGTTAAGTTCTTTGTCCTGGTCATTATCAGCAGCAAAGACCAGCCGAGCTGCAGGATACATCTTGCTGATCTTAGCACCCACTGCGGCAAGGTTGCCGGCGCTGACCGCCATCACTGACGTTTTACCGGTTGCTATCGCGACAGTCATTGCCGTGGCATACCCCTCGCAAATAAACACAGTGTCACGTTCACCGCCGATAACGTAGAAATTACCGGTCAGCTTGCCATTGAACGTGATTTTCTTTTCTGAACCGTCCGGACTGATCCTTTGCAGACTCCATAACTCGTCGTTTTCGTCCCGGAGAGGAATAAGAATATTCCCTGTTTCCGGATGAACTCTTATACCTAAGTCAGCAGTTACATCTTTTTTCCTCAAATACGGGTGCGTAGGCGGGCATATTTCACCTGAATGCCACAATTCCAGAGCTGCCAGTCTGCCAGCTTCATATTTCAATTCCGGGGATATAACAGGACATACTGACGGGACAGGCGTGTCATGAGTAATACAGAGAAAATCAGATAACATCCTTGCGGCGTCAGAATTAGATACTTGTTCAATCTGTGCCACCAGATCAATCATATCTCCCCAGGATTCCCCGCTGGCAAAATCGGAACCGACACCGGTTGATATGTTGGTGCTGCATGACTGACCAGCCCCGCCCTGGATTGTCCCGCAGAGATATTCTCCGCTGATGATCTTTCCGCCAGGCATCCATCGGTGCAGTATCAATTCGATATTTGCATTGCAGATTGCTTTTATAGAAGGGAAGTCTATCGGTTTTTCATCAAGAGGAGCACCCCACTGGTTAAAATCAAGCATGGCAGGCACCTATGAAATCACACATCTTGCAGATATAATATGAAGGATCATTGCTGATCTTCTGCATAGCCTGTCCTGTCATGATCGCCTGTACCCTGGCACGGTACAACTCACATTCAAACACGTCATATGGTACCAGTTCGTGATAAATATCCATTGTGTCGGCATTGATCGCTGTGAACAGGCATCGTTCCAGACCGAGGTAATACATATAAATCTGTACCTGCGCGAAGTATGTTGAAGAATATTTCTTCAATTTGTCATCTTCCAGTTTTTTCCAACCCTTGGAACCCAGACATTTGTTTTCCCATAGTGCCGGCAGCTCGACCGGACAGACGACGCCCTGCTGTTTCCACCCTGTTATGACGCCGTCAACGTGGCCGGAGAACTGTCCGTCAAAGTCGGAAAAACTCTTGCCCTTACTGGTGCGTCCAAACAGGAACCCGGCCTGCTTCAGCCACTGCCTGACGCGCTCTTCATACATATTGCCACGGTCGAATATACGCAGGATTCGAGGGGCTGGCATCGGTCTGGTCACTTCGCCCATGGCCGCCATATAATGGAATTGGACATGCCGCTCACATACGTGACCGATCACAGATGCACCCAGATAATTACGTGATTGAGACTCGGCAGCGGTAGCTGAAATTGCATTGTCAATCAGATAATTCAGCCGGTCTGTCAGTGCAGACCGCGAGTTAAAGTCAAGCATCGCTCCCCCTAAAACGGTATCAACCTATTCAAATAATCAGCTTCAGTCATATACTTGTTATCCAGATACTTCTTCGCTACCGACCATGAGGCATCCAGTTCCACCAGAGTTTCAAGAATGCTTTGCCCCCCAGTTGTCCACCAGTGGTATTTAGGGTGACTTTTAAAGGTAATGTGAAGATCGCAATTATCATCGAGGTAAGGTTTCTCCCATCCGTCAGGAGGGACGACATCATTATCAAAAGATGAAAGAACGGCGTTGCAAATCAGCTCTATTTCCGAGCGGGTACAATCGAAAAAGGACTTGTACATCAGGCCGGCACTGTTAATATGTCCGGACAAAGTCGCCAGGTTGATCATAGCTTACCACCGCAATGAGGACATAAGCATGGAACATCCCCACGCAACCAGGCCACCGACACCCCGAAGTATTCAGCCAGTTTTTCAAGCGTGGCTTGCGTTGGATCACCGATGCCCTTGAGGTAATTTTGTACACCACGCAATGTCAATCCAGTTGCACGCGCCGTAGCCGCTTGACTTGTTTTTTTAACTTCTGATTTTAGCAACTCTATCACTCTATCTGGGGTTCTTCTGCTTCCGGTTTCTCTTGCCATCACGCCACCCCCAAAGCACGTTCAATCGCGTACTTGTTAAACTGAAAATTTGCATGGCATGCGGCTCTGTACTTGGTAAACCCAAAGAGTCCGTTACCGGTCTGGTATCCAAATTTATTCAACACATCCATCTGTTTCTCTGTGGCCGGGTCATTCAGCCACTGCTTACCCTTTGTCGCACTCTTCGCCGTTTCATAATTACGGAGAAAATCATCTGCTGCAGACATTGCCGGCAGTCTGGCAGTACGGGCCAGCACGTGGACTCGCTTCTCATCCTGTCGCTTGCCTAGAGCGATCCAGGTCTCTCCCCTGTCAGGCGAGAAAACGCCTCCCCATGCTGAAAACCCGCACGCCATCAGACACGTATCCGTACCGAACAAATCTTCCCACCTGAACGGGCTGGCGTTCAAAATATCCATCTCAGTCAGGTTTACTTCTGTCAGTTGTTCCTGGTCGGTATCCTCTTTCGCGAAAGAGTATCCGCACAGCGGGCATGTGCGAGAATTGGCCGGGATCTCGGCGCCACACCCGGTAAGACCAAACTTGTCTTCACCATCTTCAGGGCAAATCTTTACTTTCGCTTCACCTTCACCCGCTTCCATATCCTGATGAAGCCCGTCGGCCTGATCAAGATTGCCGTGAGTCAAGAGCGACGTGCCGAAATCCAGAATGATACAATCCTTCTTCGTCACGTTCGGATACAGCTCGGGGTCCACTGTCCTCAGACCGCGTCCGGCCATCTGGATCATCGGCCCCTTTTCGCTGCATTGCCGCAGAAGGACTATACAGCTCACCGGTTGGCTGTCGTACCCCTCTGTTAAAACCGCCACGTTCACTAACACCTGCGTGTTGCCACGATCGAATTTAATCAGCACGGCCTTTCGCTCACCGTCGGCCATGTCTCCGGTTACGACTCCGACAGTCACCCCGTCAGACTTAAAGGTATCAGCTACACTCAAGGCATGCTGAACCGTCGCACAGAAAACGATTGTCTTTCTATCGCCAGCTTTATCACGCCAGTGGCGAACCACTTCGACATTAATAACGGGCGTATCCATCACCTTTGCAACTTCCGTCTGATCACCAAAGGCTGATAGACTCTTGATCTGACCCAGCCTCTCCTGTGTGCCGACGTTCACCACGAAGGCACGGGGAGGGACCAGAAAACCAAGAGACACCAGTTCCCTGATGGTCACCTGTCCCGCCACATTATCGAAATAAGCGCGGAGACTCTTCTTGTCGCCTCTTTCCGGAGTGGCCGTGAAGCCGGAAAGAAGCATACCGGGGTTACGCTCCCGGCAAGCGTCAATGATTCTGCTATAGGTAGGGGCTATGATATGGTGCACTTCATCAACGATTACATGATCAAACTTCGGCAGGTGGTCCAGATTACGGCAAAGTGTCTGCTGCATGCTGAATGTGGCTTGCCCGCCGAAGGATTTCTGATCTGACGTGAAAAAAGACAGTGACCATTCTGGATTAATCCTTTGGAACTTTGCTGCATTTTGCTGCACCAGTTCTTGGCGATGCTGGAGGATCAGGGTTTTGCCCTTCACCTCCCGCGCCAGCATTGCCAGCATGATGGTCTTGCCTGCTCCGGTCGCGGCCTGCACCATCGTATTGCCCTTTTGCTTAAGGGCTTTTTTCGCCTTGTCGATTACTCGGCGTTGATAAGTGCGGAGGATCATGGTGTTGAACCTTTATATGAATTACAATCAGAAACCAGTTGCCCTTCAGGTATGACACTGCATCCGAAACCGGAATTCTGGTCATTTGACGGGCATGACTTGTTGAAGCACCTGGAATCAAGGGCTTCGTCATCTACCTCCTGATAAGCCTGCTTACACCCCCAAACCTCTTCATACTGCTTGCAGCCGTTCCCCTCGGTCGCGTCGTGATAATAGCACTTGGTATTTCCGCAAACATCGACCTCCGGTTTATGCTCTGTCTGCAGACTCTCCCCCAATGATATCTCAGGCTCAGGTTGCTGACTATCCTCTGCTTCCTGTTTCCGGCCTTCCTCTGCATCGGAATCAAGCCATTCCTGCCGCTCCTCGTCAGACAGTTTACGCTGGCTAATGGTAACGCAGGTATCAGTCCGCACGGTGTAAACCATGCCATTGCCATAATCAAAATCCAGATCGCACTCGATATTGCGGTCCTCTTTTTTGGTGATGATTTTTCTTGCCAATACTCTGCCGTCGGCAATGCATTTGTTAAGTTTGGCGGCAAAGTTCGACATTACTTCTTTTTTCTCGGCCTCGATCTCTGACTGTTCTGAGGTGATACTTGCCAGCTCCTGGCTGTAGGTTGCTATCTCTTCCGTTGTCAGGTCGCATGATAGATTTTTCCATAGGGTATGTTTTGACATGATCTACCTCGTCGCCCAGGCAGGAATAGCCGTGGCAGGATTGTGCGTCATGGCCGATGTGGCCGCTACAGTTGCCGCAGCCGCAGGAGGTGTGCCCCATGCAGGAGCTGCAGCAGCAGACGCTTTTGGCGCAGCACTCGCCCCAGCAACCGGGACAGGTGGCAGGGGCTTGTCACTGATAAACTCGCCCTTGTTATACTCATCATCATCAGGTGTAATGATTCGCTTGATGTCGTTGTTTACATACCACTGGCCATCCTTCTGAGACTGCTCAACCACACACTTGACCTTGGCCAGAAACACCATACCGTTGAAATCGGAGAAATCCGCCAGCTGACGGCCAGCTGTAGCTTGGGGCGAAGCGTCGGAAGGGGCGATACCTCGGGCTGATTCGACGATTGCCCTCAGCACGCGCATGCTGATCTTAGCCGCAGCATCACTGCCGGCCAGAGTATAGTTATTCCAAATTTTCCTGCCGGCAAACGTGCCTTGTGCCTCAAACTCGACATCAATGTACTCGTTGCCTTTGGCAGAGCGGCAGAACAACGGGTGCTGTGCCCCCTCTTTGCCTGTTTTGGGCGGTCGGATAGTCATTTTGAAAGCGACGATGGAATCTTCCGGGATGGCAGAGCCTGTTCCTTCGCTTTGAATTTCTGCAGAATTCAGATCAATCATTTTGTTTTCTCCTTTTTGGGTGGTACCGGGTTGATGTATTTACCGTTGGTTGCTGCGGAAAAGTGTTCGTGGAATGCCGACCAGGACTTATCTTTACCTATGATGATCTCTTCCGGCAGAGGCCAGCGTGATTTTGCTTTATAAGACGGACGCTCAGCGGTATAGATGATCCTGTCCCCGGTACCTGTCCCGCGGATCCGCTCCTGGTTGATCCCGGTAATGGTCTTATTAATAATCACCTTGTAATTAAGGAACATGACCGTTTCAGCCCATTCCACCCATAGTGCGAAGGCCCGCTTCTGCATTTTCAGCTGATAGGTGTCGTAACTGTCGGTATCTGGCGGGGTTATAGTTTTGATTTCACTGTGTGCCAGCAGAACTATATCCATCCCTTTTGAAAAGCGGAGCGAATCCAGCCCGGCCATCAGGTGGCGCCACCAGCGGTCAACCTCGATGTACCCCTTGCCGTAACCGAACGACTCTATTGACTCCTTGCCGAAATGGTCACAGGTCGCCCGCCAGATGATCGGTTCCAGCCAGTCCATAGAATCAATTACCAGTGTTTTAAACTGATGATCGCCATGCAGCGCCTGAATCGCGTCAATAATCTGCTGCCATGTGGTAACGATAGGGAAAGCCTGGATATCGACAGCTGAAGCGCCGTCTTCGATCGGCAGCAGCACCGGCGCGGCAAAGGTGGCAGCAAAGGACGTTTTCCCAATTCCAGGAACTCCATAAATCAAGAATTTTTGGGGCGGGAAAATTGAGTTTGCGGGTTTGATCTGGTCAAGCATTTGACGCCTCCTTGTTTTCAACTACCACCTGGCATCCGGTCTTGCGCATGTAGCGGCCCTGCAAACCGAGATACGCGATAAAAAGGTTCTCGATGTGCAATGCCACTTTCTGCAGTTCAGTTTTGTCCGCAGCCTTGCAGCGTGTTGCAATCGCTCTTACGGTCTCGGCAATCTCGTTGCTGTCGTCATATCTGCTGTCAAGACCGTTCATGGTTGAACCTCCTCAAACGCAAGAGTTGCCCGGCCAGGTTTAACCGTCCGGCAGTCGGCAAACATGGCTTGCACTTGGGGGACAAATCCGGCGTATGACTTTTCGGAGACTTCCAGTTTTATCTTCATGTAAGAACGCGGGTCGTCGCCTGCTTGTGCAATAGCATCAAACAACTGATTCATCTTGTCCTGGTCCCATTCGACTTTCTTAGGCACGGTTTCGGTGATCTTGTATCCGTCTGACACCAGGTTGATGGTCCCGAACTCTTTACCCTGCAATCTCCTGAGTTCAAGCAGCTGGCTGGCGATTACATGCTCTACTTCAATGTTGATAGCGTTGATTTGTCCCTGAATGATTGATGCTTGCGTTTCCAGCTCGAAACGCTGCGTTAAAAGTTCTTTCAGCATTTTGCCTCCCCGATTGAGACCGTCACTCCCGGACGGTCAGAGTAATGTTTCGATACGACCAGCCGGACTATCTGCTGATCTGCTTGGTAAAGGATTGATTCGAGTGCATCCATGATCCCCTTTGCGAAATTATCTGCATCGGGCTTTGAGACGGGAAACAGCGCTTTTTTCTTCGCTTTTGGACGATCCACGTTGACGGTCAGAGTCATTACAAGCGGGACATCGCGTGTAAACATGCTGACATTGAACGTATTCATGTAATCGATAGCGCAGGACTTCACCCATGACTTGTAATCTTTCGCTGGGGCCGCATCATACGTTGACACGAAAGCGCCGCGCCTGGCGAATCGTGGGCGGGATTGCGCAACCGGTTTGCCTGGTATCCAAAATTCAATCTGCATAATAACCCCGCCATTCGTTTGTTGACTCTGCAGCCGACATTTGCTATCCTTCCTTATGTTTTGTTTTGGATTAACCGCTTTGCAGAGCGGTTTTTCTATTTGTGGTACGTTTTACCGGTCAATCTCTTGTGTTGCTGCTGCAGCTCCCACAACTCCGTTTCCTTCTCGATAATTGCCAACTCGATTCTTTCCAACTCGTCATCAATTTCCTGATCACTCATCATCTTCCTCCTCTCCGCACTCGCAGTAACCTGGCGCGCATCCGCAAGGCAATGCATCGTGCTGGTTGTCATACTGTTGTTGGCCTGACAACATCTGCCGGGCGTACCTGCTTAGAAACCCCATGTCCGTACCTCCTCGTAAACACCCCAGATAACTATCGCTATGCCTATGATGTGTAAGAGTTGCATGTCAGTACCTCCCGATCTTCTTCATCGTCGCCACGCCGTTGTACTTCGCCAGCATCTCGTTCAACGCTTCAGACAACTTCTGCGCCAGCTTCTCTGCTGCCTTGTGCTCCCCTTCCATGAATCCGCGCTGGTACTCCGAATTAACCAGCCTGCGGTTCGTGGCGTCGCTGACGTGTTCCGTCATTGACAGTTTCTGTTTCATGGGCAAGACTCCTTTCTGTGCCTTTTTATGCTTTTCTGTTTCTTTTCTACCAAAAGAATTCTTTATTGTCAATCAATATTTTTGTGGTATAAAAGAAGCATGAAAAAGAAAGTGAACCCTGACAATCAAATATCTGTGAAATTCCCTGACGATCAGTACAAGGCGATAATGGAAATCTGCGAACATGACGACCGATCACATGCTGCAGCGGTCAAGTTGTTGGTGAAAGAGGCTCTTGCGAATAGAGCTTTGAAAGCTGGTTCCTGACAATCCACGCTATTGATCTGTCTCCATTTTGTGCCTCCAAACTAATTACGTCATAAAGCCATCCAGGTAACTTGACGCTTATCTGCTTTTCGTTTTTCCCCATGCTGTCCCCCTTCTGAAAGGTTAAATTTATGTCTATTATCGAGATATCCGCTGCCACGGTGATTGCCAGAAATGTTATGGAACTCATCACCAAATTCAGCGAAACGGTCACTGAAGCCGATCAAAAACAGCAGTTACTTGAAATCATGGGACAGCTCCTGAAACTGCAAGGATTTGCATTTGAGCTTATGGAAGAAAATGCCAAGCTGAAAAGAAAGATTGAAGAGACTCAGCGTAAGAAAGAACATCTTGAAGATTGCGAACCGTGCGAACTTGCCCCCGGCGTTTGGGCGTATAGAGATAAGATAACGACAGAAACGGTCAGCACATCTGCCGGGGCCATAACAAGACAATATCTGTGCAGCAATTGCTTCCAATCCGAGAAAAAATCTATACTGAAGCGAGCGGATCATGACTATCGTGGTGTTCATTGGGTTTGCCCTTCATGCGGAAATGATTTCATTGACTACATGCAAAAAAAACAGAGGAATAATGATATAATAAGAGGTTAAAACTGCTCACTCTTGGTCAGATGCCAGTCCTTGCAATAGCCGCACTTGTAAACCCGCAGCTCGATCCCCGAATACTTCGATTGATGCGCTGCTGCCGATAGTGCCAGCTTCCTGTTGCCGTATCGGCTCTTCCCCTTCTCGGGGCAGCTGCGGCCCTGGCTCTCACGTTCTCGCTTGGTCATCCCGGAAGATCCTCTCCCTGCAAATCTCGCTGATGCTTCGTTTTTCCTGCTGCGACACCCACCATATTTCAGCCTGTTCTTCTCGTGTTACCCGAACAGATAGCATCTGATAGCGTGGCTTATTATCGATCGGTGGTCTTGGCATTTGACGCCTCGCTGTAAATGGCCTGTATAAGCACGGCATAATTGCGGATGTCAGTCACGTATTCGTTAAATTTCCCGGCTTCGTAGCTGCTGAACGATCCCTGCCCGGCACCAATCTTTTCGATCAAATCACGCAAAGCGATGATGTGCTTGCTGACCAGGCTGAAGCCGTACTGCAACGGGTGACATGCGTTGAGTTTCGCCCCCTCGTAGAAGTTGCCCAAGCGGTCGCCATTCGTGGCGTATGCCGCCGCACGTTCCAGTAACATTGACTTTTCGATGCCAACCTGATCTATCCAAATTTTTTCAAACTGTTCTGGCGTCATTTGATCTCCCTCAGAAACAATACTTCTGCACATACATGAATTTGTCGTAGTCACTGTGCAGCTTGCCGAGCCCTGCCATGATATCAACCAGCTCCGCGTCCATATCCCGCTGGAGCTTGCCCTTGACCATAGCCAGCAAATCAATCGTGCCGACCGGAAGCGCCTGCTGTTTCCATCCTGATTCATCGATCACTTCTATTACCGGCATGCCGACCGGTTCCGGCTTCGGTACTGACGGGTTCTTCCTCAGCTTCGCGTTCTTCGCCTCAAGCAGTGTCGGCACATACTGCCGGGCATGAGCGGAACAGTACCCGCCCACGACATATACTTTTTTACAGTCAGGTGCTTTGCATGTTGCCGCTTTGCTCATTTCCTCTCCTTTCAATTCTTGTGGCCCGTTGCATCCGACACATCGTGCGTCAAACGTCGCCTTGTTGGCCGCGCATGGGTGCTTGATAGTCTTCAATCTTAACCTGTCGCAGTAGTATTTGAAGTCCATTTGACTTGATAATCCCCAATCATGTTGGTAATCAGCCGTTGCGCCGTAGTTGCCGTGATATGCATCCCCTTTGACAACACATGCAGTTCTGCTGCTATCTGGCCCCAATTCCTGTTCTCTCGTAACATACCTTTGATCTTCCGCATGTTCTGCCGAATCAGCGCCTGAGCTTGTGACACCTGCTTTTTCTTTACTACCACCGTGGCCCGCTGATCGGCTATGATGCCGTCCGGCCCTCCGTTGAGCCTGTTGTAATTCGTCCTGATGGATTCCGGCTTGAACGTCGTGGAATATTTCCGGTTCAGGTTAGCGGCAATCTCCACCCATGACTTGCAGTCCTGGCGCATCTTCTTGACTGCTCTATCCTCTGCGTTCAGCAGCGTCTCGATCATCCGGCGTTTCTGGGATGTCTGGGTAAGGTTCCACTCGTCATCTTCCCTCATCGGCACCGGCACGACTTCAGCCTCGACCCACTTCCCGCAGTTCTGAGGCTTGCACTGCCAGCCATCAACCAGACTCCCTTGGTACCTGTCGCATAGACCGCTGCCGATACCGACCCCAGTTACCCGAAACATTCTATTCCCGCACTTTGGGCAGATCATCCTTCCCCTCCTCTTCCTCCACTGCGCGTGCTCGGTACCCTGCGTAAAACGCCTCTTGTATGGTCGGGATATTCGGCAGCTGATAGTGCAGCCACTCCTCAAACGCTTCTCGTATCTCTTTCATCACGGCACCCCATAGCCTTATCAATTTCCGATCTGACAGCAGCCACTCTACGCTGACCATTGCTACCGGGTTCCCCTGTTACGCTGTCAACTCCAAATGTCCCGTACATAGCTAGAGCCAATCCAGCCGCCTTTTATCGGCAGCCAGTTTACAGACCTCATCTGCCAGCCGTTTCAATCCCCGTCTACTATCACTTCTCATCACGGAGCCCTCATCAATTCAGCTAATATTTTCTTGCTATACCGATCGGTGCTGTCTCCACCATATACTGCAAGGGCTTTTTCAATCGGGAGGTTCTGTGTTAACTCAGTAAGTATTCTCTCTGCCTGAAGTGTCTGGTTGAGTGCGTCGTGAGGTACTTTGCCGTGATACCGGGGGTTGACCTGATACGCTCCAGAATGGCGCTTGCGAAATCCGCTGTTTCGCACTCTATGATTGCCATTAGATTCTGTAACCGCGACAGCCGCCAGCAATCGGGGATTCTTCGTTCTGAGTACCGCTTCAGCCATCTCTTGAGGACTTCTGCTTCCGTTTCTCTTGAAATACGCAGTGAACATTGCTTTTTCATGGCATCCTCCGCACTCTATTCCTGCTTTGATTGCTGGCATCGGCTCCCTGACGCAGCCTTTTGACAGCGTGAGTATTCCCGCCCCGAGTATGGCGCCTGTTGCAACCAATGCTACAACAGCTATAGCGCCCATGCCGCCGCGTGCTTCCCTATCTGCTTCTGCGTTGGCTTTGGACAGCCGCTGTATCATGTCGTAACGGCCAAGGTCGTTAAAGTCGTTCATCGCCCCTCCTTTAACCTTTCGATGTAATCAAAACATTCCTGCCTGTACCAAAACGTGTTCTTCCCGATCTTGATATGCGGGGGGATGATCCCTTGCGCTTCCCACTCTCTGACTGTCGGCGGGGTGATCCCTTTCCCGTTTGGCCGCTGGAATATTTGCCCTACCTGTTTGATGCTGATGAGAGTTGGTTCCATCTGTTCGCCCCCTTATTTTAGTCTGTCCCTTGCCTCGCCTTGCCCTGCCGAGCCCAGCCATGCCCCGCCGTGCCTAGCCCTGCCGAGCCAGGCCTCGCCATGCCCCGCTATTCACTTTATGCCGCCATCAGCATCCGGTCGCTTCTAAGATCAATCGCATACTGTTCAATAATTCCCTTGCGAGTTTTGTATTCAACTCCCCGCCCAATGAGCACGGAGTTCTTTTCTTCCAATTTTGCCAACAGGTTGAGTTCACCGAATGTAAGAGCGTCTCGGTCTATGCTTTGCCGCTTGCCGGATAACGCCCAATTTATCAGGAGTGCTTCGTTGCTGTAGTGGTGACAGGCTGTGACTTTGCCTTGCTCTTCACGGACGAATTGGAGGATTGATGTCATGACTTTGAAAGAGGATGATGCTTCGTGGCGGGCTCGTTTTTGATTCAGTGTGCCGCGGATAATGCTGTCGATCTGTTTGTCGCACCAAACAGCAAATTTAATATCAAGCCAACGCGCAAATGCTACTGCCAGTTTTGGGTGTAACCAAGTAGAGTCTGTTTTCCCTTTGCCGCCACGTTGAACTTTTAGAAACCGATTTTTCTGGTTTCTATTTAGAAGTGAGATTTCCTCACTTCTATCCAATTCCAACAAGGCGTCTATATATTCTTTGGTGCTTGAAAGGTTCAGCCAGTCAACCGGACGCTTGCCAAACTTTGCTGCCGCGCTGGTCGCGTCAAACCATCCATCGTTGTTGAAAGTAATTTCGTTACCCTGAAAATCGGATTTAACAATTTGTAGTGCACTCATGCCGCCATCCTCATCCACTTCCGAACCTTGGAAGCCTCGCTTGCCATTACCCGCCAGTCACCACGATCACCGACTTTGAACCCTTCGATTTTGCCTGTCATTACCCACCGCTTGACCGTACCTTTGCATACGCCAAGAACCCTGCTGAATTCCAACAACGTTAAAGGTGTTTTTTGTTCTGTTCCTTGCATTTTGGCTCCTTGATGATATAGTTTGATACAGTGAGACTATGTAAAATTGGCTTACTCGTTTTTATCTGTGTCACTGGTTTTGATTGCGGCTTCCAGAGCTTGCTCACCGATATGATTGATATATTTTTTGACCATTCCTGACGTGATATCTGGCTTGATGTTGTGCTCGTAGTTGATGATTTTCATAAAGGCCATTTCAAATATTTCGCCGCGTGTCTTGCCTTCGAGCTCGCTTTCCGAAAGAGGAAAATATGAAAAACGTTCAGATTGAATGGTCATGTGTTGATGGCTCCTTGCAACGTAGTTAGTTTAAGTTTTTTTAAATTCTTGAAAAAACAGGAGAACCAACCATGAAGACAGAAGAATTAAACGAGTACATTTTTGCAAGTATGGTTAATGACATTGCCCAACGGCGCAGAAGAAGCCAGTCACGGGAAATGGAGAAAAACGGGATTCCCGAAGACGAAGCAAATGCTATTCCTTTGACCCAAGAGCATATTCGTCACGCAGTCGATCTGCTTGGTTACGTTCGGCTCGAAGCCTTTGCAATTCTGAAAGAATCAGAGAAAGCGTCTCAGCAATAG